TTCTCTTCCCATTGCATATACTTAAAGTTATAAGCAGTGTTACGAACATTCCACAAGTAAGCCATTAAACCACACCAATTAGATTCTATAGTATCACCTAAAGTAAAAGCATTACCATTACACTTAGCTAAATACTTAGAGTTATCTCTAGTGCCTCTAGTTCCATCTTCCCACTCTAGCATGAATCTTTCAGATGAAGTATCACAGTAGCTATCATCATCTAACCAACCCCATATCAGCCAATAAACTAATTGATATTCTATCCAAGATACATTTCTCTTAGATATAGGAACATCTCTATTTAGTCTAGGTAGATATATTCCATTAGATATAACATAGTTATATACTGTATTTCTAGCATACTTTCTAAATGGTACAGCTACTAAATACCATGCTAATCCAAACACTTTACGAAACAGTGTCCATAGTAGGATTAGTGTGTATCTAAGGTAGCTCATTATTTCCAACGACCAAAATAACCTAACCTACACGCTGCACTATCTACTACCGTTCCAGTATTATCATATACATTGAATACTATCTGTGTATTTAATGGACTTCTGAATGATACAAACCATGGAGACAGAGTACTACTTCTAAGCACATTTCCTGTAAATAAGGTATCAGAAGTTGATGTTACACCAACCGCTTTTATTGGGAAGCCCCATGCAGAAGTACCAGATAATCCAACTGCGTATGTTCTCATTTCTAAACCACCATTAGCAGACATCTCAAAACTACCGTTATCAGTACTACCAACAACAGACCCATCAGGAAAACTCTTAGCACTAAAGTTAGCACCTTGTACTGTTATAGTTTGATTGCCATAGAAGTCTCTTAATGCTTGTTCATCTGCTATAGCTGTACCAGCCCACTTACCATCTGTAGGTATTGGTGCTATATCTTCAACTAATATACTTGATGTACCAGCTAGATTTTCTATACTGTTTGCTTTAATTGTACTCATTATTTCCACCTTCCTATTGCTGACCATGATATTCTAAGGCTGCTTCTAGCAGCTGTACCATAGTTAGTATTTAAGGTAATGCTACTCTTTAGATTTGAGTCTAGCTTATACCAAACATTAGCTGGAGTATCTCCAATATCAGCAAATACTGTAGCACTAAAAGATACCTCTATTGTGCTAACTAATGGGAAAGCCATTATATCTCCAGCACCAGTTGGTGTTGTATAATCTCCAAATATATAAAAATCTCCATTAGGAAACTTAGTGAAACTACCATTATCTGAACTACCGGTTATATCTCCATTAGCCCATAGTGTAGCTACTGGATTAGCACCAACTATTCCTACTGCTGTTAATTCAGCACCACTTAATACTCTACTCTCTATATCATTAGAGAATAGTGTATATTCTAAATCAAGTAGATTATCTGCTGTCTTCAGTCTTGTGCTACCACCTGATGTAGCTCTTAATAATATATTACTCATTATTTGTACCTCCCTTTAACAGATAATGACATTCTATATGTAACTCCAGTACTACTTAGTGCATGCTGTAACCTAAATATATCCCAGCTAGTGTCTGTATCTCCGGCAGATGTTGTATTCCATACATTTGTAGTATTACTAGATGTTACACTATATGACTTACTTTCTACACTAGTTAGTGTAATAGGAAAACTAGGTGCTGTAATATTTGATGTTCTGTATATGTTCCCTAGTGCAACATTGATATCTACTGTACCAGATATTATATTAAATGCAGTTACATTACCGTTAGCGAACTTAGTGAAACTACCATTGTCACTAGAACCTACTATACTTCCATCAGGATACTTAGTCGCTTCGGGGTTAGTTCCTATAATTCCAACATCAGTTAGGTCTTGTCCACTAAGAACAACACCTTCTCCCTCTGTTAATACTTTCTTATCATTATGATATAAGAAACCTAATATACTCTTTAAATTAACACCCATATTATCTCCTTATACCACAGACAGCGTTGAGCCATCAGGTATTGTTAATGTAACTCCGTCAGCTATTTCCATGCCACTAGTAACTACACCTGAGAAACCGTCTGCTAATGCAAAGTCTGCTACAAGTACGTTGTGATTCTGTGTAATTAAAGTCTGACCTAGGTTATCTACATACTGCTTATTAACCATATCCTCAGGAGCAACAGGTGTTATACCTTTTAGCTGTCCTGTCATAGTGTCGCCAGTCTTCTGAACTACATCTTCTAGTTTAGCTCCTGCTGACCAACCCGACCAAATTGTCCCATTATACTGTCTGTCATACCAAAGATTAGTTAGAAAACTAAAGCATCTTTGAGCCTTAATAGTACCACTAGATATAGACAACTGCTCTAAACCTATCATACCACTAGTAGGTGCGTTAGCTGCATCAGTACCTATAAAGATACCCATATCATCTAGTATATTACAATCAGTTACGTTAGACTGCGATAGCCTCATAATCTGTGTCATGGGAGTCTCACCTAAGAAAGTACCTATTCTACCTATAGCTTCAGATGTATCTACAGCACCAGTATTACCTGTATCATACACAGACTTAAGCATATCTCCAGCACCCGCATCAATAATTAAGTCATCTACATACTTCTTAGTTGTAGGTTGATTCTCACTAACAGGTGTAAATATAGGGGACGTTCCATCTTTAAGTAGTACGTTCACTTCATCAGCTTTTACTGCTACTTCATTATCTACATAACTAATGTCGGCTTTATCTGCTAACAATAAATCCATTTGCCCTTTATTAGGAGCTTGGTCGTCTGTAGTAGCTACATCTACCTCAAAGACCTCTGTACTATTTCCATTAAGGTCTGCCTTAGTAGCTAACTTAGCATCTACAGCAGTTATATCCTCTTTACGGTCGATAGCTTCTGTAGTTGTCTCTGTAGCAGAGTAGGGTAAGTTACCAGCATTAACCTGTGTACCTGTACCTCTAGCTTGTTCTACAGTACTCATACCTAATTCTAGGTCTTCGACTACCGCTTTGTTTTTATTTACATTAATTAAAGCCATTATATAATTCCTGTGATTAAACCGTTAGTAACAGTTATTGTCTCTCCGCTTTGTGCAGTGAATGAACCTGATACACCACTTTGAAAAGCAGTAAATATACTATCATCTACATACTTCTTAGTAGAGGGGTTGTAGTCGAATAAAGGACTAAACGTATCATTATTATCTAACTCTAAAACATTAGTTTTGTCAGCTTTTAAGGCTACAGCAGTCTTATCCTCTTTAAGGTCTAACTGAGTGAAGTTAACCGCATTAAACCCACTAATACCATTAGCCACATTGAAGATAGTAACATCAGCACCACCTATAGCAGCGAAGTTTGCCTCTACGTATGTTCCTGTGTATCTATAGTTTAATCCATCTGTAACTGATTGACTAAGTGTATAAGGTAGGTGGCTAGCATTTAACTGGCTACCACCTCTTTCTTGTGTAGAGGGGTCAAAACCAAACTCCACATCCTCTACTAGGATAGTACCTTTCTTTACTATGATAGCCATAACTAGTTACCTGTTATAGACGCTAATAGTTCATCTAGTACATCTTTAACACTACGAGTACTATCATAAGGAATAGTATCTGCATTGATTAAGTTAATCGTTACATTCTCTCCCTCACGTACTTGTGCTGTAGTACCTAATCCAAAGAGTAGGTCCTCGGCTCCTGCTTTTTGTTTAACAAATATCTTAATATCATCATTTATATCAGCCATTATATTCTCCTAAATCTAGTATGGTATTTCTCTTTAGTTCCACCGCTAAAGTCTTTACTAGCTAACTCTCTAGCTTTAAGTACCTCGCTTGTGTATTTCTGTAACTCTAACTCACCACGCTGTATGTTATTAGCGTCATTGTCATCCTGTAATGCTGTACCTACTAAATACCTAAGCATAGCCTCTTCCCACATATTAGGTATAACTAACATAGTAGAATCATCATATAAGTCTGTAGGTACAGCCTCATAATAAACCTTTAAAGTGTTAGATATAGGGGCTACAGAAGTAATTAATCCATACTGACCTACTACTTTATATACATCACTCTTTGTAACAAAACCGAATAGTTCCTCATTAGTACTAAACTCGTAATCAAAATCTACTGTCACACCATTTACATTATCAGTAAAGTTAACTACTCCATCAGGACTCTCAGGAGCTACTACCAACTCTCCCCATATAGTTTGAGGTGCTGAACTGTCATACATATTAGCTGTATCTATATCTGTGATTATACCATAAACAGGGTCTACTTGGTAAGGTTCACCTATTTCAGTTACAACACCATATACTGAATCTAATACAAACGTATCATCTGATAGGTAACCCTCAATAGTTATAGAGTCACTCTCTAAATCAGTTATGCTAGGGTATATATCTATAAGACCCATAGATAGATTATCTTTAATAGCCGCTATAGTATTAGTAGGTTGTTTACCATTATCTATATCGTCTCTAGAATATAAAGGTATACTTTCGCCTTGGTACTCTAACCTACGTACCGTCATACAATCACTAGGAAGTAAATACCTAGTAACACCATTAGCTAGAGATATATAAGCTTCTTTACGGTATATTCCCGTTAGCTTACAGATATTAGCTTGACCTTGGTTTATGATTTGAAGTAGTCTTTGGTCTGTCCATCTATGTTGCTTAGAGTCACCAAGTCTACCTCGTGCCATTTCTATGAGAGTTTTAGCTATCATTTAGTCTTCCTCAGTAGTCTCAGTCTCTTCAGTAGTCTCTACAATAACTTCTTCAGTAGTATCTTCTTCAGTAGCTCCTAAAGCTTCATCTTTAGTATCAAACGTCTTACCTGCAATAGCTGGGTTATGGTACTTTGTCATATTAATATCCTTTGTTAGATTGAAGAAGGCACTCCCATAAGAGGGAGTGACCTATCAAGCTACCTATACAGGAACTACGCTATAGCGTCCGTTCTTAACTGTATAAGGAGTGTAGTTAGTAACTACTTTAAGTTTACCAACAGTAGCGTCTCCGCTTCCTACACCTAATGTAATCACTACATCACCACCAGCTAGTAATAGCTCGTCTTCTGCAGCTGATACAGTAAGACCAGTTGATGATACAAGTACATCAGTGAATAAAGCTACACCACCGATAGTAACAGTAACAGTTGCTAAAGCTTCAAAAGCTTCCTCAACTAGTAGGTATGATTTACCTAGGATAGACTCTTTAGGAGCCACAGAGGCTACATAATCTTCTCCAAACTGAGCATATGATGGAGCAGCTTGTAGTCTACCGCCACCCTCATCGAGGATAGCAGGTAATGTAACAGTTAGAGCTTCTGACTCACGTTTGTCAGGGTTTAAAAATTTAGTTGTAATACTTGTTGCCATTGTAAGCTCCTTACGCTACTGTGCTATTATATGTCTCAAATACAACTACACCGTAGTCGAACCCAGCCACTTTAGCATCATCATAATCTACACTCTCAGCAGACATAATAGTTTTCTGAACATTCATCCATACTTCTAGAGCTGACTCTGACTTAATGTCGAAATCTTGACTAGACTTGAATTTATAGTCAGGCATTTTACCGAAACCAATTTGAACAGCACCTTTACCTAAGATAAGACCACGAGAAGCAATAATTTTACCACTTGCACCATAACCAGTTTCACCTAAGAAGTTACCATCTTCATCTACAGTACGTAGACCACAAATCTCAACCTTAGTCTTACCAATAAGACGTGAGCTAGATACACCAAAGAAGTCTTGTGCTTCAATATAGATGAATGGACCAACTTGACCAATTACACCTTTAAGAAGAACATTGTTTTCTCCACGTACATCTGCATTAGACGCAATACCAATGAAATCATTAGATAGTCTTAAGTCAGCTGATTGAGCTGAGTCAACTACAACTAGCCATACTTTACGACCATCTGATAGTTTATAAGGCTCTAATGGTCTACGATTACCACCAGCAGTATAACCACGTCCTGATTTAATAACACGTTCCATTTGCATATGGAATGCATAGCTCATCTTATCATCAGCCGCTACCATAGCACCTATATTCGCTCTACCATTAGGACGGATAATATGTGATGGACCTTCGCTGTGTAGTCTACCTTGCATTGTATCAAATACAAACTGGTCTTTAGCACGAATAAATAAATCAGCTAACTTAGTTCTTGAGTCACCATGCTCAGCTAGAGATAAGTCTCCAACGTTCTTAGCGTCAAACTTGTCACCATTATCTACAGACCATCTAAGTCTACGAACACGTAGGCTATCTGAAAATAGTTTCTTTTCTTCTGAGTTACCCCATGCTTGCTCTTTATCTACATGAGCCTCTGATACTAGGTTACCATCCATTTGGAAGTGTACCTCATGACCCTCTTTAACTGCAAAGTCATTCTTTTGATAGATAATAGAGTCTTCGCCCATTCCAGTTAAGCCATCCCAAAAAGATGTAGCTTTAGCCTGAACAAGACCTTTCATTACCCAACCCTTACGAGTTAGCTCACTTGTGATATCTACGATACCTGTTCCACTTGCTTGTGTTGCCATAATAATTGTTCCTTATTATAAGTTAGAATGTCATATTAGAATAATCTAATGTTCCACTCTCTAATTGGGTACTTTCTTTAGGTGGAGTATGTGACCCAGCTACTGAATTTAGCTTAGTCCCGTTACTCGTCTCTTCATTAGCCACCACGCGACCTTTAGCGAGATAATCGCTACACTCTGCTAAGTAGCCCTCGAATGTTACAAGTCCGTCAGTCAGTTTTTTACCTATTCTAGGTGGGATATCATTGTCGAATACCTCAGCAGTTAATGGAACCTTTCGGTCCTTATTAAACTCTGTTAGTACTCCAACACGTCTATCCAACTCGAATGTCTGTCCTGCATTACTTCTAACTTCACCCATAGACTCCTCTAAGTCCTTGTGTACTTTAGATGAATGAGCATTTTCAAGCTTATTCATTTCCAGTCTCCATTCACTAGGATTAGTGTACATAAGGTCTTCCAAACGCTCTTTGTCTTCTGTAGAGAGTTTCAGTTCTGTTATAGTAGACTCAGCTATTTGATTTCTCAATGCCTCATTAACCGTATCAGACTCTTTAAGAGACTGTTGAGCCTTTGTAAACCCGCTTTGGGTGTCTCGGTACTTCTTCTCAGCCGCAACAGCATATTTAAGGTGTTCGGGTGTTTCGTCTGGATAAACGAACTTTCCTGCCTCATCTACTGTCACTTCCTTAATAAGTTTATTAACCTGTTCAGTATAGCTTAGTTCTTTACTCTCTGAAGGAGCAGAGCTTCTATGTTCTTGAGCCACTGGTTCCGTAGAAGCAGTTCCCATTAACTCTTGAGCGTACTGTAGGTACTCTTCGGCTGTTTCAGGTTCTTTAGGAGTGGTCTCCTGCTGTAACCCTGTGTTCTCGTTAGATTGTCTAGTTGACATAATCTATCCTTTGATTTGTTTATGTGTTTATACACATTGAGCTGACTACATAAGGAGATTAATATCATGCTAGTAAGGCTGTTAGATAAGTTTGGACACCTAATAGTCAGCTCAATGTGAACAATGATAAGTGAATGAGCGTTAAGTAGCGTTAAGTGAACCACTTAGTTATATGTTTAGACCTATTATAACTAATGTTACCTTAAAGATAGTTTAGCTATAATATAATACACACAAAATCTACGTTTTAGGCTTACATTATATATAGGGTTAAAATTAGACTATTTAGGAGAAGAAATGATTAATGTAAAAGAATTAGATAGTAAATCAAAGAAGACAGCTATAGAAGCCGAACTGATTACAGGGGCTAACCCTCGTAAGCTGTCTGAGAAGTACGACGTACACTACTCAACTGTTATGACCTACAGAACTGCCTTACGTGAAGCAGGTACAGAAGACGTTAAAGTGCTGAATGACGCAGATTTAGGTCTAGTAAAGGCAGTAGCTGAGGAAATAAAACAGAGAGCTGTGGATGCTGAGATATTACCTAGTAACAGGGCTGATGCTAAAATAGAGGCTATAATAAAAGGAACTAATGGACTTAAATCGCTTACTGATGAGTTCCAAACTACTATAACTAAGCTTTTACATCAAGCTAATAGTTACATTAATGATGATATGAAGCTATCTGAGTTCCGACAAGTAGCTACTACAGTAGGAGAACTACATGAAAAGACTTTTTCTAAGGGTGGTACTCAAGTTAACGTACAACAGAACAATGGAGGCTCAGGCTTCTCTTCAGGTATGGTAAACTAATGGATACGAAACTAATAGAGGGATTAAAAGCCCTTATTAACCCAAATGCTTGGTATTTAGCTATTAGTGAAGACGACTTCGACGTAATATATGGTGGACTCAACATAGATAAGCGTAGATTTCGTATACCTATTGAGTCTGTTAAGGACGAAGAGACCTTTAAGTGGTTATCGCAGTCTAAGCTATGGAGACTAAACCATTGGTATACTATTATTGACAAGGATGGTAATAAACTACCTTTCAAAATGAATAGAGCCCAGCACCTAGCGTTTGCTAGACAGCTTAAACACCCTAGGTCTATCATCCTCAAATCGAGACAACGTGGTATATCCACTTTCTTCCTTATTAACTACTTTGATGATGCTATAACTCTACCCAATCTGACAGTAGGTATGCAGTCATACGGACTAGAAGAGTCAGCGGCTTTGTTGGAGAAACTAACAGTAGCATGGGAAAGCTTGAATGAGTATATCAAAAATAGTTTATTAGGTGTTGGATTAGTTAAGAACAATACTAAAGCTATGTCATTTACTAATGGTTCACAGGTTAAAGTGGCTACATCTTTCCGTGGTACTACTCTACACCGACTCCATGTATCTGAGCTAGGTAAGATAGCTAATAAAGACCCTAAGAAAGCACGTGAGCTTAAGACAGGTACCCTACAAGCCATTAAAGCTGGTAACCCTGCAGCTATTGAGTCTACAGCAGAGGGTCAGCACAACGCATTCCACGAATGGTGGTATGTGGCTGTCGACTTGGTAGATGAGAGAACTCTTAAAGACTTCGACCCTGTATTCCTGTCATGGGTTGATGACCCTGATTGTCAACTAAGTGTAATGCAGATAGAGTCAGACGAAGACAAACTAGAGTTAGCTAAAATAGAGGAAGAGTGGATTGAGTACTCAGGTGTAAGCAAGGACTTCAGGTTAACCCCAGGTCAACGAGCATGGTTCGTAGCCTCTAGACGTGAGCTAGGAGATAAATTCTACCAAGAGTACCCACACACTCCAGAAGCAGCATTTGCAGCTGTACGTGACGGAACATACTATGCGAAACTATGGCGGAATGAGGGTAATGTATATGGAGAAACGATTGAAGTACGTCAACCTGATGGGTCTGTGGTTAAACAAAGACTACTGACTAATGGACGTGAGCGACTTTATGACCCTCTACTACCTGTCCACACCGCTTGGGATTTAGGTGTCAACGACGTTATGGTTATTATATTCTTCCAAGTATTTGGTGCTGAGTTACGCGTGATAGATGAATACCACAACTCTGGTGAGGGGCTTGAACACTATACTCGTATGTTAGCTAAGAAAGGTAAGGTCGAAGGGTATAAATATGGAACTGCTGTGTTACCTCATGACGCAAAAGTATTCGAGATGGGAGCTAGTATGACTCGTAAAGCCCGTTTACGTGAGCTAGGAGTTAGAAAGGTCAAAGTGTTACCTAGAACTAAAAGCGTTAATACCGATATCGAGCAAGTCCGTAAAGCTATACCTAAGATGTGGATTGACCCTATTAAAGCTAGTTATATCCTTAAGATGATGGGTCGGTACTCGAAGAAGTGGGACGAGATACTTGGTAACTATAAAGATAAACCCTTGCATGATGAGTGGTCTAATCCAGCTGATGCAGTTCGTTACATGGTTATGGCACGTATGCACAAAGGCATGTCAGCTATTGAGAATAGTAGTGAGGGCGGTCGTGTAGGCGGTGGTCAACGTAAAAGAATTAGTAACGTGGTAGATGGCATGGCACTCTGATAGAGTGTTTATGCGATTTATGCTTATTAGTGCTTATCGGTAGGTTAAATTCGGTAGAAATTTTTTAGGGTGGTTAGTGTTATTAGTGCTTAGTAGGGTTATTAGAGGCTTATATCTGATAGGGCTGATGGACAACGACAGCCCGTCGCTGGGAACACCTACCCCTTAACTAAATATAACCTAATAGACCTATAATACACAACAAACCTAATAACACCTTATAACACCTAAACAAATATCACAACCATATCACATTTAATAAACAGGCAAGTGCTACCATACTACACACACCTATTAGGTTTATCACTCATTAAGCTAACTATAAGGCTAACTATGTTAATTATAATACTATATAACTAGTAGGTTGAGTGACTTAATAAAGAATTACAACACTTAAGCTACAGTTAAGGTAGAGTAGGCTATACTACGTATACAAGATAACAACAGGGAGCTAAGATGTTCATAACATACAAGATAGAGAACAGAGTAAATACACTTAGAGTTAGTTTAGCTAATGCGTTTAATGCTATAGCTAAGTTATTAAAATACAATATAGAGATTATAGAGGTAAGGAGCTAATATGTATAAGTCAATATTAACTAACGGTAAGCAAAGAAAACTAGAGAGCGACAAGTTCTTAGCTATTAAGCTATACAATGAGATAGAAGATGTTATAGCTATATTAACACCATTCGTGGGAACTAAAGTTGCTACAGTTAGTGGAGCATGGACAAAGAAGTTTGACACAGCTATAACACCTATTAGAGAGCATAGAAGAAACCAGCGACAAACTACTGATAACTTTAAGTACTCGTGTCAATGGTTAACTATATCTAAAGAGTATAAGAGTTTATACCTAAAGCATAAGGGATGGTTTGTATATGAAGAACATGAAGACTATAGAAGTAACAGCGGAGAGTATAACGAGTTAGGTTTATATATAGCTACAGTTAATGACGATAATATATTAACAGACCTAAAAGGTGCAATAGAGCTAAAAGGTAGTTTAGAGGTCTATATCGCTAGAAGATGGGATAAATACGAGCCTATGATTATAGAGGCTGAACGACTAGAGGCAGAAGCTAAAGCTATTAGAGATAATATGCCTTATTATATGAGTCGGTAGCAGAATAAACTTAAACTAATATTAAGAGAAAGGACAACAAACGGTTAACAGAATTATGCTAGAGCTTAGGGTTTAAGTAAACTTTAAGTTCCTAGCTCACGCTGAGAGGCTTAAACAGTTTTAACTAGTACTAATCTATAGTTAAGAGTGTTTAGGGCTTGTATAGGCTTTAAAATTTGGATGAGGCGGTAAGGACAGAATGACTAAGAAATACTTTGATATATTAGAGGGCTTAGATAGTAAGTTAGCTAATACAATAGACGAGCTAGAAGATGAGAAGCACAACCAACAGGACGAAGAGGACGAGGAAGCCCTACAAGACTTCATAGATGAGCTAGAGGCTATTAGAGGGATTATTAATGATTGAAATACTACTCATTAAGCTAGAACTATTGATAGCTAAGTTAGCTGATAAGTGGTTTTAGTCGGTGGAAGCTAATTGTTGGTAGGCTAAATAGACCTCTTAAGCAAGAATTTTACTAGTTTTTATAGTAGCTTAAAACCTTTTTAAAAACACTGAATATATATTATACTATTTGTTCACTTTTTGAAAAAATCATAAGTATTTTACTAATATATAACAGATTTCCAAGATTAGGGGGCTGTAGCGATTCCCATTAGAAATGTTCAAAAAACCAAAGGGCTTAACACAGCTTAATGAATATAAAAAACCGAACATTTCATATACTATTGTTAGGTTTTATACTATTTCAAGTGCCTACAACAGCATAACAAGACTAAATGAGTATTTTACCTACTCATGTTCAGTTTATGTTCAGTTTATATTCGATATAATATAATAGGAGAAAATAATGAGAAAAACGATAACAGTTACAATAGAAGCCCACAGGCTACTAACAGACCTACAAACAGAACACGGTTACAAAAGCCTAACAGATACTATAGTATCTGAACTAGCCAAGCCAACAGAGCGGAACATAGCTAAAATATATAAACACTTAGCCGAATTATGTACTATTCTACATGATATAGAAGCTCCAAAGCCGAGCCAAGCCGAGCAAATGCTTAGTTATATCAAAGATAACAATTTAGAGGCTTTAGAAGACTTTTATAATGACTTCTTCACAACATACGGAGCAGATGAAGCAGACGTACTAAACCTACACCATTTAAACAGCGTGTTATCTAGTGGAACATACGACCTACCTAATTATAATAAGAAAGCAACGCTTCAACCTCACGACGGTACGAAAATTCAGTTGAACGACGAGGACAAACTATTTTTGAGAGGGTATCATACTAAGGTAGCTGAGTTAAGCACCCTTTAAGCTCTAACATACTATAATACAACATAAGAAGTTAACAAACTCTTTAAACTATAAGAGTTCGTTAACAATATCCACCTAAACAACCTAAGAAGTTCTTAAGGTTAGTTTAGCTATACTAACACTATGATTTGATAGAGAGCTAACAAGATTAACTCTTCATTCAGACCGTAAGGCTGATAAATTTAAAGACCCTAGTTAAACATGAAAGACTGTTTAATAAGTCATTAATCTAATAGGTATAATAACCGTTTAGACCTTAAGGCTTAGGCACATAAAGGACATATTATGAGTAAAGAATTAACAGTATTATCAAATGGAAAAAACCTAAAGGTAGCTTTTACAGCTTTATATGCAGTTCTAGTAGCTAACCATGCTGACGTATTAAATGACCCTAAAGTATTAGACGCTCTTGGGGCTAAAGCAGGTGGTTTTGGTGGAGAAGACTCATATGTAACTATTAACGACCAAAAAGTAGCTAGAGTTTGTGCTATGACAGGTGCAGTATTTGCTCATGACAACACAGACAAAGCTGTTTCTTTCTTCTATAAGAATGGGTCTTATATGATTGGTGCAGAGATTGTTAAAGCTAACAGTCGTAAAGCATGGGAGATTGACAAAGAAGCTAGAGAGCTTACTTTAGAAAACCAAATGTTAGATGGCGATATTAATCCTAGAGAGTGGAAAGACCAAACATCAGCTATTAATGCAGAAGAGTTTGAATTTCATTTAGATGAAGATACTAAAGCTGAACTAGTTGCAGACTTCAACGGTTATGAGACTAAAGAAGCGTTCACAGAAGCGTTTAATGCTGAGGAAGTACCTTCTTTCACAGACTACGAAGAGGCTACTAAAGCTTTAAGAGCGTTAGCACCTACTCGTCCTACAGTAGAAGACGAAGAGGTATAAACCCTCTTTGTAACCTAACAAGAGAGTAACCTAACAGAACTAAAGAGTATAGAAGACACTCTTTAGCTCTAATTAGTTTATAAATCGACTAAGCACTAATAACACTAAGCAAGGAGAACACTTGACTATACTAACAGACACTAAGAACTTTTACACACACGAGACAAAGACACTAAGTAGGACAGTAGGTAACAAGCTATGCAGAATAGAACTACAAGCTAAGATATCAACAAACCTAACAGATGGGCTAGACCTATTACACAGAATAGCTAACCTAGACAACGAAGCATTTAAGCTTATGAGTGACCTACAAGCTAACAAGAGAACAAGGAGCAAATAATGGCACATATAGACGAATGGATAAAAGACCGTATATATGGAGAGTGTAAAGAGGAAGAGAAGTATGCAGTTGCTTTTTTCTTTCTAAAAGGAATGGATGCAGTTAGTAACTGTACTATAGAGCCTATAATGAAAGAACATGAACTATTTTGTGTTTATAAAGGTAACACCTATAGAGTTACAGGGTGTAGTACAATGGGAGATATATGGCTAAGAGGTGACTATGATATAGACCATGGTTATGACCATAGGGTAGATATAGATGACTGTACTAATTGGACAAGGAGCAGTAATGACTAACTATTTTGCAACATTTGGAAGTGGACAGCTAGAGGGGTTTAAAACTATTAACCCTATGAAGACAGCGGTTACGAAAGAGGGCTACACAGAAGAACAACTAAGAGAGGAGTTAAGGAAGCCACCTTTCAATAACAAATATTGTACTACCTACCCACTAATAGAAGAGTTTGAGAAGATGAACCGTAAGTGGGGTGTACTAATGTACGACCTAGATGAACTAAAGGCTTACCATGATTAAGAACCTAACAGCTACAATAAAGCGGATAAGACCTACCAAGCCTCAACTAGCTAACAAGAAGATGAAAGAGCTTAAGCAACACTTAGCTAGTGAGACACACGCACTAACAACAGACCTATATAACGACCTAATAAGTCTACCTTACTACTTAGAGAAAGTAGAGAAACTATACAACAATTTAAAGGACACACAGTGAGCATAATAAACGAACAAGGACTTAAACAAGATATAGTCCAAACTATAGCTGAACAACTAAAGATAACAGAAGCAGTAGCCGAACAACTAATTAATGATAACGAGCTAGAGGAATGTATAGACCTAATGTACGAAGCAGAGACAGAGTACATAAGCTCTATGACCAACCAATTTAGCAAGAGATTATCTGTCTACTACCTAGCAACAGAGGAGCAGTAACATGACAGAACTAAAGGTAATAGGTGCCCTATTAGGACTAATAGCATACTTGTTGTGCACATGGTATGGGATATATTTAGTAATACAAGGAGTACAACAATGAAGTTAATATATATAATAATCGTAGTAGCCCTAACAGCTACAACAATGGTACTAAGTGATAGCTACACTATATGCAAGAAGACAGAGCTAAACAAGCCATGTAAACCGTTTAAAGCGGTAGATATACTAGAGTTATTAGAATGATTAAAAGGTTAGCAATTAGAGACATATGGATAGAAAACTGTAAGCAGTATGACGAGTACAATGGTATTGTAGATAAAGCAGTAAATAAGAAGCTTAAAGAGTTAGGCATTAGCCACAATGGTATAGTTAGTATCCAAGAGGATAATATAAACGAGATGAGTATAAACATAGTTATATACTACAAGGAGATATAATGAGAACTAAAGAACTAATAGCCTCTATAAAAGAGGATAGAGCGGAGCTAGAGAAGCTAATAACAGATAACATAAACGGTTATGTAGACGAGGGAGAAGTAGTTTATGTAGATACAAACAGCATAACATTCGAGGTTAGAGGTGCTACATACTACCTATATAACTACACACCCATTAAGGATATAAAGCCTAGTGGATGCCCTAAGACATTACCTAAGACTAAAGAGGAAGCTATGCTTATGTATGACAGTATGGCTATAGCTCACCGTTGTGCCTTACAAGCATATCTAATGTATAAGTACTTGACGTGAGTAAGTTCTTACTAAGTGTGAGGCAGTTCTACAGAGACTTACCTTTTATTGCATGGGCACTAACTATGTTAAACATGGTATTTATGTCTTTACTAATTTGGTTAGTAGCCTAATGACTCACTTAACACCTAACCAACAGCTACAAATACTAAACCTTTATAAAGGACAGCCTATATCTAAAGCCGAAAGAGCCTTAGATATAATGGAAGCCTATCAGGCAGAGAAAGCTAACAAGTCGTTAAGGCTTAGATTAGCTATAGTGGGCTTATCTATTGGAGATTAAGTCCTACTAAGTAATGATATTTATAAATTTATAAGTTATTTATAAGTTTACAAATGTTATAATACGACCAACAAAAGGAACATAATGCAAACTTACAAAACCCTACTAGAGCTTATATCTGAGCCTAGAGCAGACTTCTACGAACAACTTTTACAATACCACAAAGAGATTATAGGAGAGTGTAGAGCTACTTCTAAACTAGCAGTAGCCGATTCTTTAGGTATCTCAAGACCTAAATTCACTCATATCTATACTATGATTGAAGCATATAATAGACTACAACATAAGGTTTAAGTATGCACCCTATAACAACTATACAACCATTTATAGATTTAGAGTTATACACAGTACCTCTTAACGGCAAGAGTATACACCGTAATACTAAAGGTAAGAAAGAGGGCTACTCATTCCCTAGTGATTGGCAAAAGAGGTATTCAGACGAGCTTAACGAAGTAGCTAGTGTTACTGGTGGACTACTTACTAACCATACTACAGTAGTAGCTATAGATTGTGATGATACAGAGACATACAACCTATTCAAGTCACTAGACCCTACTAACACAGCATACTTTGACAGTATAGGTAAACTAGACAAGGAGGGACAACCACTAGTTGCAGGTACTATACTATATAAAGGGCATACTAATATCCCTGCTTCATTCCGTTCAACTAATGGTTATGACCTAGACTTCTATAATGGTAGTGGTATGGTATTCTTACCTACTAAAGCTAACAGCACTAAAACTAGTTGGTTAATGGACGAAGACGACACTCTATATAACCACAACGAACAAGCAGTAGTTATAAAAGATATGCCTTTAGCAGTCATTAGCTTACTAAACCTAATGAAAGCTAAACCTATAGAGACAGGAGTAGCTAACACAACAGTAGCTAAGCGTTCAAGAGGTACACTAGGTAGAGTATTAAGTAATATGGACTTAACTAATGGAGACTATATCCCACAGCTAACATATATACTTACTCCTAAAGAGTATAGAAGTGAGCTATATAAGAAACAAGGACATTTACATCCTAATGACATTAATGGCTCAGGACATATGTACCTATTCAAGATAGCTTGTGCAGTAGCTAGTGACTCAACAGTAGATAAGGATATGTTTATAGACCTAATGGACTACTTAAACGAGTTATGGGATGACCCTATGCCATCTAAACTACTTAATAAAACAATAGTTGCACCTATAGTTACAGGTAAACAGACTAACTCACAAGGAGAGGCTTACTGGGCTTATGACGAGCATTGGGAGGAGGCTGGAGGCTTCGCTCTTACTTCTAAGAGAGATAATGAGCTATTAGATGTATTCTATGATAGTGCTAAGAAGTCTTACTTTGTATTCTATACACAGCAAGAGAAGCTAGACGAGTTTGCTAAACGTGCAGACCTACTTAACCACCTAAAGGACACAGCTACAGCTTTTAATAAACTAGACGCTGATGGTATGAAAGACGTACATACATTCAACCAACCTACTAGAGATTATGGGTTCTTTAATGAGGATAGAGACTTCAACCTATTTAGAGCTGGTGAGTCACTACAGATACTACATGACCCATCTAGGTGGAAAGATAACTATAAACGACCTACAGAGTTTGTTAACTATATAGAGCATTTTATTCCTAGTGAAGAACAACGCTCATACTTCCTTAGTTTACTAAGAACTAAGTTAACTACATTCGGTTATAGCCCTGTAGTTCCTTATATTATAGGTATACAAGGTAGTGGTAAGAATACTATAATGAACGTACTTAAGAATATAATAGGTTCACAGTATGTAAAGACAGATATAGGTGGAGAGCAGTTTCTAGCTCAGTATAATGACTACCTAATGGATACTTACTTTGTTCAGCTTAATGAGTTAGGAGATACAGTAACAAGAGCCTCAGATAAGAAGAAAGCACAAGGACTTCTTAAGAACTACACAGGCTCTAATGTGTTTGAGTGTAGACGAATGTACCGTGACCCGTTCACATATAACCAAACAGCTATGTTTATACTAACAGCTAATGATAGTCCTCTTACTATAGAAGACTCTGATAGAAGATTGTACTATATAGCTACACCTAACACGTTTGATAATAGTCCACAATGTGTAGCTAGTAGTCCTGAGATTATACACAGAGCTATAATGAGTCAGACTAATGACATAGCTTACTACTTAGCTACAGAAGTACATAACCTACAAGGTAGAGACTACGGTAGAGCACCTGAGGCTGAGGGTAAACAAGAGATGGTATTTGGCTCACTAAACAGTTCAACTAAGATAGCTTGGGCTTTAGCAGGACAAGAGTTTGACTTACTCATGGAGTGGTTAATAGACCCACACGCTATATTTAATGCAGAGGTAACACAGAATAAAGTATGGCTACCCATGCTAGAAGAGGCTTATGGTCACCACAGTAGCTCAGATGAGCCTAGTACAGTTATGAAACTAGCTATGAAGGCTCAAGGTATGCAGATACAGTTTGGGTCGTATAAAGGTAACACAAACACAGGCTACTATATAGTACCACATATCTCAGACTATGATGGGTGTAGTATACCTACAGACGACGAAGCAGAAGATATTAAACTATCTATAAGGAATTAAATTGAGCAAACAACTTAAAGCTATAGAGACTATCTTACAAATAGCTAATAACCCTGACCCTAGTAGGGATAAGTGGTATGGAGTGTATGGAGGACCTGGGGTAGGTAAGTCATATACTATAGAGGAACTAGTACGTCAAGCTACAGCACAGAAGCTAACAGTACAGGTTACAGCTACTACAGGTAAGGCGGCTAGTCTAGTTAATGGGCAGACACTACATTCATACTTCGGTATGCGTATGCAAGTTAATGAGTCAGCAGACCAAGAAGAGGACGCTATGAAAGCTAGTGACCCTACAGCAGAAGTGTTTGCTGATATATTAGTAGTAGATGAAGCTAGTATGTTAGGTAGACATGAGGTTAATGCACTAACTAAAATGACTAGATATTTTAATTGTGTAGTGTTAGTAGGAGATACTGACCAACTACCACCTGTTAAATCTAAGAAGCCTAACCTATTTGGTATAAACTATATAACATTAACTAAACAGCACCGTATGAAGAACCCTGCTATGACTAAACTAGTTAATGATATTAGGCTATTACTAGCAGACGAACTAACTAGTATAGACCTAAAGGATTATGCAGATGGTAAGAGTGTTCATCATATCAACAGTATACCTGCTATTAAAAGAGGTCAATGTGTATTAGCTTACCACAATAAAGTAGTAGAGAGTTATATACCTGAGAAGCATGGAGATTACTATAATCTATTCAATGCAGTAACAGAGACTAAGCTAGGTGGTACTAGTCTTGAAACAGAAATGGTTTATCCTAATGGGTATGACCTAGAGCTAGAAGTTACTCCTTTGGATAGAGCTAGAGGGCTTAAGGTAACTAAGAAAGGTAACCACTATGTATATAGAAGCTACTTACTACCTAAGATTGATGTACCTAATCAATACTTAGCTATATCAACTGATGGAATACCTTTTATAGCTCATAAAGGTAAACTAGAGGAGCTTAAGAAACTAAGAGAAATAGAGTTTAATACAGCTAACCAATTCAAGTATGAGCTTATGGAGAAGTACCATACAGATAAAGTTTATGTGTTAAAAGAGAAGATGACACCTACAGAGAGACAAGAGTGGTCTAAGGTATGGTCAGCTTATATGACTGTAGCTAGTGTTATACATATTAGACCTGTAGAGGCTAGAACAATACATAAGTCACAAGGGTCTACCTTAACTGATGTATTTGTGGATATGGACGATATTAGTAAGGCAAAAGGTAAGCAGTTACACGCTATCTATGTTGCTATGAGTAGAGCTACAGACAACCTTTATATTAAAGGGGAGAAAGAAGCACTTAAACTATGGGGAGAGAACAGTTAATGAATGTAAGTATATATCAAGATGATAAGTGTGTATCGTTATTTGAAGTTAATAGGACAGAGGGTCAACCTTGGGTTAAACACCACGTAGGTGAAGCTACAGTGTCAATAATGCCTAATGGGGATATGAGTGTATACCTAGAAGCAAGACCAACACTAGTTGAAATAGGTATTAATGAATATGGTATGTGGGCTAAATGGTCAGATGGAGTAATGCAACAAACAGCTACAGAGACTAATATGAAGTTTGGAGAAGGCTCTATTATACCCTACGATAAAGTTCAGGTGGGAGTTAAAGATGATAAATGAGCCAACAAGTCAAGAGGTAATGGATACATTCCCTTACTTATACGAGGGATATCAGCCTCCTGAGAAGAAACAAGTAGAGATAGATGATGAACTAGGGTTAGAGGTAGTAGAGAAAGAAACTGTCTACAGTAAATATCAAGTGTATCTACAGAGAGATAACTCATTCCATGATAGCTTACAAGAGTTCTTTGATAAGACAGGTTTCCTAACATCTAAACAGTTACAAGCAGTTAGAAAATGATAGAGCTATTAGACCACACAGCCTCTACAATAGAGATAGTTATAGCAGGACTAACAGCCATATCTTTATTAGTAGGTTACTTAGTACGTATAATATATAGGGAGAATGACAAATGAGATTTAAAATAGGTGACAAAAGCACTGGAGTAGAGATAGTTAGTATTAGTGATGGTATGTATCATCTACTATGTAGCTGCGAGAATATGTTTTCACGAGGTATGAGCCTACAGTTGATACCTGCTAAGTGTAGAAAATGTGCAGACGAGACTAGTATAGGTGTAACAATGAGTAACAAGACTCTAGTTAATAGACCTTATAACGACAAAGAGAATGATATGATAAATAAGTTTTTAAGCAAAGATTAAGATTAATTGTGTTATAATAACACTTAACAAAGGAACTGACCTCGCCTCAAAGAAATAAAGGTACATCAAACACAATGCAGAACAAGGATGAACAATGTCACTAGCAAAAGAGAAATTTACAACACCTAAAGGTAACCTAAAATGGGCTTTCGTATCAGGTAAAGGTAAAGAAACAGAGAACAATGGTGTTATAACGTATAAGTATAGTGTAGCTGTTAAGGTGCATGAGGATAACTGTAAAGAGGAAATGGCTCGTATAGACGCTTTTTGGAAAGAAAACAAACCTAATCAAGCTAAACCTAATCCTAAAACTAAAGCGTATAAGTATGAGGAAGATGATGATAGTGGAGAAAAAACTGGTTATGTGCTATTTAGTATGTCTACTAACACTTCATTCCCTAGTGGAGACAAGAAAGTTGTTAAGTTATTTACAGCTAAAGCTCCAGTTAGAGAAGTACAGCTTAATGGTAAGAAGATAGGAGAAGATAGTATTGGTCGTGGTATTGGCTCACTAGCTATCTATAGTCATAAAGGCTCTTTCGGAACTACTTTATTCCTAGATGCTATTAGCTTATCTAAGTTTGTTGAATACACAGGTGGTGTAGGTGCAGAAGATGTAACTACAGATGATGACGCAGATGATATCGACTTAGGAGAGACTGTAGTTGATACTTCAGCTGTTCAAGACGAATCAACTGAGAAACCTAGAGTATAAACACTCAAGCTTTGGCAACTAGCGTATTCAATAAGTTGTAGTCAAGGAAGTAGAGTTCCTTGACTTATTAGATTTGATAGGAGAGTATAAGAGTGACGGCTCTACAGGCTATACTCTCCTATCAGACCTAAGAGCTGAGAAAAGGACAATGAAGTGACTGTATTATACGAATCAGTACCACTAGCTTATGTGGAGAAGATGTTAGACCTAGAGAAACCTGTCTTCTATGATAGTGAGACTCTAGGTTTATATGGCGAAGTTGTGTTAGCACAATTTATGCAAAGTGATTGGAATGAGGCTCTAGTAGTAGAGTACCCTAATCAGAATAGACTAAAAGAACTAGTTGAGAAGCTATGGGTAGTAGCATACCCTATTAGCTATGATTGTGGTCTATTAGAGATACAACCTAAGAAGATAGATGACTTACAGATAGCGGCTAAGTCAGCCTACCCATTATCAAAAGATTTCAAATTATCAACTATATGTAGAAAGTTCTATGTAGGAGTAAATAAAGCTGAAATGCAAAAGAGTTTCCTAAAGAAGAGACAGTCTTTTACAGACGACCAACTTCATTATGGTGCTTTAGACGTATGGGCTTTAGAGTGGTTATGGCAACAGAAAGAGATTATCAATGTATTAGAGAATAACCTTAGCTATAAAGTAGATATGAAGAATCAACTACTTGCATTAGACTACCAACATAATGGTATGCCTGTTAAAGCTAAAGCATGGAAAGAAGCTAATGATAGAACAGAAGCAGAGAGAGCAGAGTATCAAGCTAAACTAAATGATATATTAGGTATAGACCTAAATGTTAAGTCATGGAAACAGAAGCAAGTTGCATTCCCTGAGCTACCTACAGACCCTAAGACAGGTAAAATACCTACAGGAGAAAGTGCCTTTAAGAAGCTTTATTTAGATACTAATAAAGAGATTTATAAACTAGTTATGGATACTACTAAGAGACGTACTCAACTACAAGACCTTGAGAAGTATAGAGAGAGTTATATTCCTACAGAAGACCCTGTTCGTATTAGAACTTTCTATAATGTAGCAGGAGCTATAACAGGTAGATACACTTCTAAAGGTGGAGATAGAGTAGGTTATACTAATATTCAGAATATAGGTAGGCACTTCAAGCACATCTTTGGTTATGAAGAGGGTGTACCTCGTAAGATTATATCAGCCGATTACTCTACAGCAGAGCTAATAGCTGGGTGTGAGATTATGAAGATAGACTCTATGCGTGACCTAATTATGGATGGTATAGATTTACATAAGGCTATGGCAAGTAATTTAACTAAGAAAGCTATAGAGGACATCACTAAAGATGAAAGACAAGGAGCTAAAGCGGTAAACTTTGGTTACCTGTTTGGTCTTGGTATTGATAAATTTAGAGATTATGCTTATGATACTTATGGAGTTAAGCTAACAGCAGATGAAGCTAGTGAGTATAAAGCTATTTATTATCAAGCACATCCTGAGATAGCTCTGTATCACAGACAGATGGCTAAGAAAGTTAAGAACAGTGGTTTCTTAGTTAAGACTGCTTTAGGTAGAGTAGTCCATCCTGATAGATATGCGGATGCTCTTAATATACCTGTTCAAGGTACTATTGGAGAGACAACTAAAATGGCTGAGAACTTCCTTATGGAAGACTACCCTGCTCTAATGAAAGAGGGTATGTTAATTAATATGGTACATGATAGTATTATAGGAGACTTCCCTGATGAATATGCCGAAGACTTCGGAGAGGCTTTAAGCAAGTCTATGAAGTTAGGATGGAGAGAAATCTCTAAAAGTAGTCTATTCAACTACCATGACCTCCCGATGGAAGTAGAGGTCGATATAGCTATGGAGTTTAAGTAGAGCTTAACCGCTCTATTAGCTCTACTAAGCCTTTAATACCATCTTTTTAAGTCACCTCTGCTAATGAGCAAGTAAACATTAAAGGTTTAGTAAAGCTAATAGCTTTGAAAGGATATAACAATGAGTAAGAAACTATATATTGACTCAGACAGCTTATTATATAGAGCCGCCTACATCAATAACAATAAAGATGAAGCACTTGATGAAGCTATGAATATAGCTACAGATGAAGACGCTGAACTAGACTTAGAGGACGCTACAGAGAGTGACTCTATGCAAGGTATGATTAACACGTTTAATGGTATGGTTAAAGAGATAGTAGACGAGGTTGAAGATGATAGTATAGCTAAAGGCTATGATATGGAGCGTAACGAACTAGGAGAGATTGAGCCTATATTAGTTATTACAGTAAAAGGTAGTTCAGACCGTTGCGATAACTTAGCTGATAACTTTAGATATGAGATTATGGAAGCTGTAGAAGACCCTGATGTTAAAGCATACAAGCACAACAGACAAGGTATGGAAGTACCTGATGGGTTACTAGAGATTTATAACTATGTTTATGATTTAGAGAACTGTATATGTGTAGGTGGAATAGAAGCTGATGATGTAGTAGTTCACCATGGATTACAGGGTCATATCGTAGCCGCACTAGATAAAGATGTACTATATTCACTACCATATGCTTATAACTTTGGTAAGATGGAATGGGTAGAGTATACAGAAGATGAACGTAGACTATGGTTCTATGGGCAGATAGTTACAGGAGACTCTAGTGATGGACTTAGAGGTGCATACAGAGTAGGACAGAAATGGGTCGAGAAAAACCTATTAGATACTGATAGTGAGTTAGAGCTATGGACTAAAATAGTTACAGCTTACTATGGAAAAGAGCAAACACTAGAGGAAGCTATAGCTACTGCTAGATGTGTAAGTATGACACAATGGACACCTGAGAATGGATTAGTTTATTGGCAACCACCTAAAAGAGGAGAATAAAGATGGCAGATAAAGTTACAATTATACGTTTAAGTCTACCAGCTGCTATAGCTAGTGTGTTAGGTAAAAGAGAGCATGAAGAGTTCCGTGATGTAGGACAGCTAATGAACGCTAAAGACCTATACAAGTTACTTGGGTTAACGGGTTCTCCTATGTTATATAACTATATGGGCGGTAAAACTAAGAAGATTGAGCCTGAAAGAGCTATAGTTCTATTAGATAAATTTGGTATACTAATTAATGATTGGCTAACTGATGAAGAGCTAAGAGGTGATGTAACTAATAAAGAGTTATCGTTACAGATAGCTCGTGAGCCTATTAGACAAGTTATGGAAGAGCTTATAGAAGTAGAAGCTAATGAAGATGTCTATGCGTTGCGTAGAGGACTAAGAAAATTAATATCGAGGTATTATTAAGATGGTAAGATGTAAATCATGTGGCTATGAGTCAGAGAGTGGCTTACACAACTGTGTGGGTTTTCAATTGGAGGCACAACAAGAGGTATTTATTAAGAATGATAAGTCTAAGCCTCGTATGGAGCTATTAGACCCTGACTTCATGGTAGGTGTAGCTCAAGTATTAACATTTGGAGCTGAGAAGTATGACGCATATAATTGGCAAAAGGCAGATAAAGATGGTATAGAGCGTATTAAAGGTGCTATGCTTAGACACCAAATGGCTTATATGAATGGAGAACAGGTAGACCCTGAGACAGGATTAAACCATATGTACCATATTAGCTGTAATGCTATGTTTCTAGCTTACTTTGATAGACATAATAAAGAACATATAGGACAAGGTACACTAGACCTATGTGATGGTATGCACGGAGATAATATTAAGGCTGAGGACATAAAGTAATGGTACCTTATGCCCACCAAGTATCTATAGCTGACCAAGCTTATAAAGTATTAGCTGAGCATGGGCTAGTGTACTTAGCTATGGAAGAGAGAACAGGTAAAACTTTAACCTCTATTCTACTAGCTGAAAGAACTACTAGGTTTAATATACTAGTTCTGACTAAGAAGAAAGCCTTAGATGGTTGGCAAGAGACCCTTAATGCGTATAAGGGAGATAATAAGACAGCCTTTACTGTGACTAACTACCATCAAGCAGGTAAATTAGTAGATAAGTACGACTTAGTTATCCTAGATGAATCACATAGTTACCTTAGTGCCTACCCTAAAAGAGGTATGATATGGAAACAAGTTTATAAGCTAACTAAGAATAAACCCTTAATTTACTTATCGGCTACTCCTTATGCTCAAGGGTATCAACTATTGTATAACCAACTAGCTTTATCATCATGGAACCCATTTAAGAGGTTTAATAACTTCTATAGGTTCTTCGAAGAGTTTGGTATTGAATCTAAGGTTAGAACATCTTATGGTCTTCAAGAGACATATAAGAAGTGTAAGCCCTCTGTATGGAAAGAATGTAAGCACTTGTTTATCTCATATACTCGTAAAGAGTTGGACTTTGAGCATGAGCCTACTGATGAACTACATTACTTTGAGTTAGGGGAGTGGACTAAGGAGCAGTACAATAAATGCCTAAAGAATGAAATACTAGTTATTAATGACTTAGATATTATACCTTTGGATAGCTCTATGAAACTAAGAACTACTTTACATATGATGGAGGGTGGTGTATATAAGAACGAAGAACACTATGGTAGACTAGGTAACAGGGAGAAAGTTAAAGCTATATATGCTGACTTTGGCGATAAAGATACTAATGTAATTATGTATCACTATAAGGCTGAGTTAGCACTATTGAAAGGTAACTTCCCTAACACTAGATTACTACAAGCTACTTCTTACGCAGAGGGTGTTGATTTATCTATGTATGCTAACCTTATTATATATAGCCAAGATTTTAGTACAGCTAGACACAGTCAACGTAGGGCTAGACAAGCTAATAAAAACCGTAAAGAACCTATTAGAGTTCATTACTATTTAGTTAAAGGTGGTATCAGTGAACAGGTATATAAGACAGTTAGTGAGAATAAAACTAACTTTATAGATAGTCTATTTGACAGGAACAACCTATGATGGAGTTTGCAACAGCTAACCCGTGGATAACGTTCTTTATGTTAGTTATCTTATTAAGTGTAATAGAGAGTATAGTTGGTAAGGTTAAAGGTTGTAAAGATGGAGCTAAGTTAGAGATAGCAGAGCAACAACTGTTCTCAGCTAAGGTAACTATAGATAACTTAGAGTCTAAACTACGAGTCTATCAAGAACGTGAACGAGCTAAGGGTTTCGGAGCTTGTAGTGGTAGCAGTGAAGGAACTAGTGGCTCTTGGGAACAGTATCAACGACACGAGCAACGTAGACAAGAGGATTACTATAAAGGTAGAGAGGAAGCCTTTAGAAGACAAGAAGACTATAACAATAGATACAAGGCTCAACAAGAGAAAGCTAACACAGAATCCAAGGCTACTTGGGCTGAAGTAAAGAAGAAGTATCGTGAAGATATGAAGAGAATACACCCTGATAAGGTTAGAGCTAGAGGAGGTAGTAAGGCAGAGATAGCCGAAGCTACTAAACAAACTCAACGGTTAAATGAACTGTATGAGGAAGCAAAGAGGAGATTTGGTAAATGAGTACTAAGATAAACAAGGCTCTTGATGTAAATAAACTACACCAAGAACACAAGAAAGGTAAGCTATTAAAGAAGGAACTTAGGTTTCCATTATATGCACCTATTAAGTATGATGGTAACTATATTGTAGTTCTAGTTGATAGAGGTCAACCTACATTCCACACTAGTGGTGGGTTAGAGTATACTCATACGGATGAACAACCTATGTGGCAAGGGTTACCTGACAATGCTTATTTTGCAGAGCGTATATGGGGAGAGGGTAAGCTAGGAGATAGAAACCGCTGTAACCTAAAAGGCTCTAAGTCAGCACAGACTTCTACAGGACACAACTATAAAGTATTTGGTGTAGTAAGCCTAGAGAGTTACTATGATGGACACACTACAGTTCCATATGATATGATGGCTACTACACTAATAGACTTGTTTGAGCCTAATGATATAGCGGGTATAGGTAAACTAATAAAGACTCAAGAAGAGTTAGATAAATACTTAGATATAGTTGTAAAACAAGGCTATGAGGGTATTATGTGTATAGCTCCTAAGTGGAAGTGGGCTGATACTAAAAGTAGAGGTGTTAAGTTTGCTAAGTACAAGAAACGTCCTACAGTAGACTTACTATGTGTAGCTGTATTAGCTGGAACTGGTAAATATGAGGGAATGATAGGCTCTTTAAGACTACAAGACTCTAGTGGACGTATAGTTGATGTAGGTAGTGGTATGTCAGATGAAGATAGAACTAGAGGTCAATACTTTGTAGGTAAAGTAGTTGAAATGTTCTATGAGCAAATACATGAGGGAGGAACATATATACAACCTACATTTGGTAGTGAGTATGAGGGTGTCTTAGTTAGAGAGGATAAGGCAAAGGAGGATATAGATTAATGACTAAAACTATCACAGACTATGGTGTATTAATGGAGTTATTTATTGATGTAATCATAACTAAAGATAAAGAGTTAGCCCATAAAAGCTTCATCAAGAAGATAACTAATAGACTTAATAGGTATCATAAGCGTAGGCTACAACAATGTGCTGTATCGGAGCAGAAAGTTAAGAAAGCTATTATAGCTGTAGAAGCTGAAATGAAAGGGCATAACGCAGGTGGTGTAGAAATTAGTTTGGGTGCTTTATGTTGGATTATCTATAACAAGCACCAAGACGAGCTTAAACCTTATGGTTTTGACAAGAAACCCTTTGAAGATATGAATAAATACTTTAAAGCACAAGGTGTAATTATGCAGACAGCTAAGATAGTAACAAAGATTGAGGAGGCTATGGATGAATGATGTTATACTAACACAAGATGATTTACGGATACTTATAACCCTAGTAGAACAGGAAATGCAGGTTAATCAGAGTGTAGAGTCTCTATATGAGAAACTACTAGATATAGCGGGACTAGAGTAATGGCAACTGAGGGATACTACCAAAGTAAAATCATTAAGTCTATGATAGCTGATGGGGGTACAGCTATAACAGGTGTCTTTAAGACAGGAGAAGCAGATATACAAGGTAGCTATCCTTTTAATATAGAGGATGCAACCATATTAGCTACACTAGTTATAGAGGTTAAAACACCTGATAACTATGAAAGGGTTATGAAGGGTCTAACAGAGGTAGATGGTTTATATGTGATAGATGAAAGCTATAAAGGCTTTAAGAAACATGAGCCACTACAGATACTTAAGTTAAATAATGTTCGTAAGCGAGGAGGCATAGCTATATTTGCCCATGAGTATAAGCAAGTAACTGATAGAATAGAGGAGCTAAACAGATGATATATAGAGTTTGTCTTAATTGTGGTGTACCTAATCACAATACTATAGATAGGATATGTCCAGCGTGTAAAAAGCCTTATACTAGGGTTATACCTACTAAGGATATAAACAAGGTAAATAGAATGGGAGTAAAGAAGAATGAAGCATACTAATGAGTACCTATATGGAGAAGAGGTAGAAGTACCTGATATACCTGCTGAGATTATAATGAGAAGAATAGAAGCTCTTAAGGAAAATCTAGCTGAACTACTAGAGCACTCTTTCTATACTAGGGACGGCAATAGGTGTAATGCAGTTATTAAAGCTATTAAGTTTTGGGAGACTATAAATGAAAATTAAAATAGAGTCAAGGAGAGACTATGAGCTATACTTAGTTAAGGAGCTAAAGGGTAAAGGTTACCCTGATGGTATTTACAAGGTATTACTAGAAGTAATGATGACCGCATTTGATGATGGGGTTAGGTACGTAAATAACGATTTAAAGGTAGAAATAAATGAGTAATGCAGTAAAAGAGTTAACAAGGTTTCAAATAGATAGAAGTTTAGACACTAAAGAGTATGTATTTATTAATGAAGCGGCTAGTATCTTCGAGGAACTATTAGAGGCTGATGGATTAGATGTACCTAAAGAGAATAGACCTAGGTTAAAAGAGGAACTAGGTAATTTTATAGTTAACTTACTAAGAGTAGGTGTAGCTAGAGTACACCCTAACCCTGATAGACCTGTAGATGCCTTTTGTGACATAGTTACGTTCTGTGATGGAGCTATACTTAAACAAGGATATGAGCCTGAGAAAGCTCTATTAGAGTGTAGTAAGGTTATTAACTCAAGAGTTGGTACAATGGTGGACGGTAAGTTCGAGAAAGACCTATCTGAGGAAGCTCAGAGTAATTGGTATGAAGCTGACTATGACTCAGCAAGGAGAGTATAATGAATGAAAGTGCCTTACTATTACTATTAGCTTTTCAAATTAAGCACTTACTAGCGGATTATTACCTGCAATTACCGTATATGTATGAGAATAAAGGTAAGGCTGATGGTTGGTTTAGACCTTTACTAGACCATGTGGTAGTTCATATGGTTGGTACAGCTGTTATCATAGGTATATACAGTATTGTTGTAATGAAAGTAAGTATATTAATATATATAGGATTGTTACTATTTGATTTAATTACCCATTTTATTACAGATAGATGGAAAGCCACAAGAGATACAGACCCTAGCCAATCATGGTTTTGGGAGTCTTTAGGTATAGACCAAATGATACACCATAGTGTAGGCATTATAATAGTAGCTATGCTAGTATTTAATTAAGGAGATATATAATGAGTAATAAAGTAATAATTGATGAAGCTCTAATGAGCGTAAAGGTAGAATGTAATGAAGAAGGTGTATATAGTACTAAGTTTATTGTTAGTGGTGGTACTGTTAATGAGTTTACTTTCGGTTTAGATGAAGAGGAAGCTAAAGCTAAGACAGCTATGCTTACTGATGGTATTATACAAGGGCTTGAGTTCGTACAGAACCAAGTTAGGGAACAGTATAGTAGAGCAGAAGATGAGGTTTAACCCTCATCTTAATACAACCAACTAACCTCTAATGGTTTAGATGTATCTATATCAGCATGGATAAAGTTTTTACCTATACCTATCCTAGTAAACCCTGCCTTTATAAGACCCTCTAGTATTTTAAACCTAGCATGACTTGAATGTGTAGCTATATCTACAGCAGTACACTCTATTTCTTCATCTGATAGATGAGAGGACGTATCAGACCCACCCTCAACTTTATTATGTTTCTTGCACCTACACCCACTAGTTAATATAAAAGGTATACCTGCCAATACTCTAGCCTCGGTTAACTTAGCTAGTAATACTTTAGCTATGCTATCAGTACCACAACCGCAGTTACATACATACTCATATGTAGGAAAATAGTTATACATCTGACCCCCTTAGTATCTCAAGGATAGTATCTTGCTTTCCCATTAACTGCTCAACAGTCTTATTGGTGTTTGAAGTTATTATCTCTATCTTCTCTAAATGTAGAGCTAATTCTCCCTTAGATACAAACCTAGCTTCTGCAGCAGGTAGGTCAAGTAAATTAGATGTGTCTCTCTCTAGTATAGTAACATCTTTAGTTATAATATCAAGTTTCTTGAACCCAGCATTTAATCTAAATTCACAGGTGTCATGATTAGAATCTATCTTAGCATAGATAGCTATAACCCTTTTTTCAGATTGGTCTATGTGTTCTTTGTAGTCAGCTTCTAACCTAGCTACTCTAGACCTAAGAACAGCATAAGTAGATATACTAATACCTATAACACCTACAACCTCTATCATCCAGCTCTCTATCATGCCTTCTTCTCCCTGTGGCTATTTATACCATTAACACCAAATGAAGCAGTAACTATAGCACCGAACAATGTAGTTATAGGGAAAAATAACTCTACTAGGTTTTCAACAGCTAGTTTGATGGACTTAGGGTTACTACCTATATCAAATGCCTGAGCTAGTAACAGCAGTACAGTTAAATAGATATATACCTTATACATCTGAGTAACATCTTTAGATATCTGTACCCTCATATTACCATTTTTATCTAAAGCCTTAACCATAACAGCTTTAGCCTCAGCACTCTCTTTATCTGTCTCTATCCACTCAGTAGCTATACGTTCAATACTACTAACAACTCCCCCACCTAGTAAGTTTGCAATCCAACCCATTATATCATCCCTTTATATTTTCTTTATCATCTTTGATGTGTACTTAACCCAACAAGCTAAGGTAGCAATAGTAGATATAGCTATTGCTCCAATTAGTCTTGCCTTCCAAGTATCTATATAGAAACCATGTGTTCCACATCTATCATCATGAGCCTTGCACAGGTCACCTATATATATCTTCTTACCTGTCCAAGTGTACCAATTCTCGAAGAAACCCGTGCAATGGTCTACCATTTAACTACCTACACTATACGTCTTAGCAGAGTGTGGCTGTAGTGTTTTTCTATGTTCTAGCCATACACCTTTTAACATACCAACGTGTTTATCAGATATACGTAACCAAGACCCTTGTTCTGTAGGTAATAGTTCATCTGTAATAGGTACAGCGAACTCTAACAATACTAAGTTAATCATCTATTCTCCTTTATACAAAATATGTTTTCTCTAAAGTACCATTAGATTGTGATATATCTAAATCTGTAGCCGCACTAGCTGTAGCATATAATTCTAGGTATGCTCCCTCTACTAACTCGGCACTAGATATTAATACAATAGGAAAATAACCTGCACCTTGTCCAGCTAAGGCAATAGAGCTACCAAAAGGACTACCATTCTTATATATCTGCCAAGTAATAGTTATATTAGTAGCGTAAGATACAAAACCCTCATACCTAAGTTTGAATATACCGTCAGCATCTGCTGTCATTCTTTGTAGTACTACATCTCCTGATGTACCAACTCCTGCATCAATAGTTACTACGTCAAATGAGGTAACTTTAGTTGGTGTAATCTCTATTGTTTGTTGAGGTAGATTATTACCGCTAAGAACTGTCATACCTGTATTCTCTAATACAGCTAGTCTTATACCATTTGATATTATATCCTCCGTATTAGTGTTAATCTGTGTAATTACCTGTTGACCTGTTGACCCGTTGTCTCCGCAAGTTAATGCCATTATTTATCCTTTCTCTCTAGTAGATTCATTAGTTCATCATCCATTACAATAAGACCTAATACAGCTCCCATAGCTGATAGGTCTCTACCACTTCTAAGAAACTCTCTTAGAAGTTTAAGTGACTTAGGACCTATACGTGTATTAGGGTCACCTCCTGTAGTGGATGCCATCTTAGCTATAGCTTCATCAGAAGTACGAGAAGATAAATTTATACCACTAGGTAGTTTTCTATTTACCATACGCTTCATATTATCAGCTAACTGATTAGCATTCTCTAAAGTTAACCGTTTACCACCTAAGTAGTTAGAGTCTCCTCTACGACCTAGTGCTTTCTGAGAATGGCTAAATCTAATATGTGTAGCGTCTTCGCCTCTTTTACCCATATAGCTAATCATGTTCATACCTGTACGAACTGGGTTAGCTGTAAGTAGTTGAGAATCCGGGGTATATACGCCACCTAATTCTTCTGCCATGTCAAATAAAGAGTGGTAAACTTTCTCACCTACTCCTCCACCATTAGGTAGACCTACAGTACAAGCACCTATTTCATCTCCATGTATACTCAGAGAGAAATTAGGTTGTTTATCTACCATAACACCATATTCCATCTTTTGGAAAGTAGCTTCAGGACTAGAGTTAATAAACCTAAGATGGCTACCGTTTCCAGTCACAGTCCATCCTTCCATATGTCGGCTATTAAGATTGTCTACCATATTACGTTCAGCAGTTGCTCTAGCCTCATCCCTACTAGCAGGTCTAGTGGGTCTAGTGGCTCTAGCCTCAGCTTCCGAAGCCTCTCTAGCTGTTCTCTCTTCTTGTCTAGCTCTAGCTAGTCTTTCAGCATTTTCTCTGTTAGCTTGCTCACGTACAAGTCTCTCAGCTTCAATACGTTCTGCTCTAACCTCTGCTTCTTTAACTCTTCTAATTCTAGCTATTCTAGCTTGTTCAACTCTAGCTTCTCTAGCTACAGCTTCCTCTATTTTCTGTCTAGAAGCTCTTTCAGGAGTAGTCTCTTTCTTAGGTTGACTCTTTATATATCTATTGAAAGTCTCTAGACTACTCATCCCCTCTTGTACAGCTTCTCTATCGCCTTGGTTACGTGCTGTAACTAGTTGCTCTTGTATACGATTAAACTCTAGTTTATCATCAGGAGCAACCTGTCTAGTTTTAAATAGCGTGTTAACCTCTTTATTAAGATTAGTTTGCTGTCTATTAAGTTGTTTATCTACACCTTGTAACTCTAGCTGTTGGGCTTTAGTAGCTTGTTCTTCCAAATTAGCTACTGTCTGTCTTTCAACTAATTCGCCTTGAACAACCTTAGCCTCTGCTTCTGTAGGTACTCCTGTAGGAGAAATATATAGTTCGTCAGCAGTCTTACCTACTGACACAGTTGCAGGAAGTAGTTGAGAGCCTTTAAGACTAGCTTTAAACTCTTCTATACTCATACCTAGAGTATCTTCCATTTCTTTAATGATACCGTTTAGAGCTACTTGGTCAGCTTTCTTTAGTCTCCAACCTGCTACTCTACCTTTAGCTAGTTTCCATACTGTATCAATAGCAGCTAGTGGTGACGTAAAGAAGTTATTAGCTAGTGCATTAGTAATTAGTGTAGAAGTCTTAGATAAAGACTTAACCCTTTTACCTACTATATCAGCTACAGTAGATAGGTTCTTCATACTATCGAAGTCTGCCCCAAATAATTCTCTAGAGAAGGCTTCATCTTTCATTAACTCTTTACTAAAGCCGGATAGGTTAGTTTGTACACCATCAGTAGACTTACTAACAGCTCTCTGTAGGAAGTTACGTTTCAACATATCAACTATGTCTCCACCATCTCCACTAATGTCTTTAAGCTCTCTAAGCTTCTCAGGTGTATTAACTAGTTTCATAGCACCCTCTGGGTCTTTAGCATATTTATCTCTAAAACTAGAGATAAAACCTGTACCACTTCCACCCTTGCCAGTACCTCTGTAACCAAATAACTCTACTCTTTTTCTATATAAGCCTTTAGCATTATTCATTACTTCAGCTAGTGGTCCACCTTGAGAGCTATGTCCTTTAGCTAGTGTATCAAATTGACCCTCGAATAAATCAGCTAGTTGTGCATAAGCTCTAGCTTCAGGTCCGCCATCACCTTTCTTGTTAAGTTCAGCTACTCTACTAATAGTCTTACGCATCATATCATACATATCTTGTACGTTTACGTTATTACCACTAACTTGATAGTCCTTAACATACTCATCTACATAAGATAGTAAGTGTTTTCTATCTGATGGCTCTATGCCTTTTTGTTTAGATACATTAGATTTAATACCATCTAACCAACCTATGAATGTCTTGTTAGACATATCAGCTGACTCAGCACCCATAATATTACCCATGTCGTCATAAGCTTTACTGATAGCACTATCGTACTCTACCTCTTGAGCATTAATTACTCTATTAATATATTGACCCATAGATGTATCATCAGCCATTAAGTCAGAGTACTCATTCTTAACTTTACTAATATAAGCAGTTATAGCCTCTACATCTTTTTCTGTAGTCTTCTTAAGAGAAGCAGATAATACAGGATTAGACTTAGCAGCCTCAACTAATTGAGACAGTTGAGTTCCAGGGTCTACATCATGACCTAGTATATTAACACCATTCTTCTTAGCGAAGTCTATAGCTGTTAAGATACTAAATGCGTGGTCTTGACCCATAGTATTTACTGCTTTTTCCGTAGCTTCATCTAAGTTAGACGTAGTAGATTTAGCTAAGAGTTTATTAATACCTTTACCTATACCATAACCTACTATATTAGCTCCAGTTTCTATACCATACTGTAGTCCAGCAGACTCATCTAACTCAGAGGCACCTTTGAACTCCATAGTAGAGATAGCTTGTTGTGCAGCTAAATCAGCTACTAAAGCATAACCTGATTTAGCTAGTGTACCTACACCTAGTCCCATAACTACAGCAGGAGCCATTTCACCTAATCCACCAGCTAAGTCTGTATTAGAGTCTAGTTTACCTTCATCCATAGTAGATTCTGCGTATTTATAGTAAGCCTCACGTTGTTTCTTCTCTTGGAATAACAACTCATTCATCTTAGACTCTGTATCTGTTACCTCTAAACCAACTATCTCTTTACCACCTATATACATTTCCATAAGAGTATTAGCTAAACCAACTTGAAAACGGTCATTAACGAACTGAGAACCATCTTGTCTAAACTTAGATAGGTCATAACCATTCTTAACTAGATAGTCATCTATAGTAGATTTGTATTGCTCATTAGTTAAACCTAATTGTTTAGCTTTATTAAATGTATGCTCTATAGCAAAAGAGGCAGGGTCAGCTCCGAACTTATCTGCTTTTACATTAGATAGAGGTACACCTTGCTCTTCAGCTTGACGCAATACATCTATCCTCTGTTCATCAGTCAACTCAGATAGAGCTGGTTGCTCAGTGGCAGTAGGAGTAGGTGCGTAACCTTTCTCCTGATTAATCTTTAACCTAGTTTGTGCTTCTTCGTAAGCTTTAGTCTCAAACATATTTAACCTTTAAAATAGAGTAGAGATATCTACTCTACCACCTTTAGGAGTTTCAGTAGGTGTAGGAGTAGTGACTACATCTTCTCGTCTATTACGACCATCCGACTTAGCTGTCTTATATGTATCATATGTTCTATATATAGTAGACTCATAAGGTTGTTCCGCAAAGTGAGTACCAGCTATAACATCATTCTCTTCTCTCATTTGTCTATCAAAGTTTTCAATGTTAGCTACTAATTCTTCCTCACTATTCCAGTTACTACCCATCATAACATCAGTTAAGAACTTTCTCTCTTCTTCTGTTACAGTAAGACCTGACGTAGCTCTTAAGAAGTTAGCTAGTACCATACCTGTTCTAGTATTTCTGTCCATAGTCTGTCTAACTTGAGTTTGTTGCCCTTTACTTAATTGGTCAGTACCTAAAATCTTAGCTCCCCAAGTATATAGGTTATCTACAGGACCTTGTTTAGCCTCAGTTAAACTGCCTTTCTGTAAATCATCTAATATAGAAGTAGTAGCATTAATAGTTCTATGTCTATTCTTCATATTCTCTGTTGTCTTACGTAGAGCAGGTTTATCTTCTGTATTAGCTAAATTACGGTTAGAGATACCTTTCATATTACCTAGAGTAGTACCTTTAGCCGAAGCAGGGTCTTTTAGGTATGTCTTACTTAACTCTTGAGTAGTTGCGAAATCGGCTCGTTGCTCTAGTAGAGCTATATTCTTAGCTCCCTCAGATACACCTGCTCTAAGTTTTGTAAATGCTTGTTCCCCAAACTCTTGTACTTGCTCAGGAGTAGCGTCTGACCAATCTAGTAGGTCATTCTTGTCCATGTAGGCATCTTTCATCTGCTTAAGCATATCTCGTCTAGCTGGGTCTTTAGCGTACACCTGTTCCATAGCGTCTAGCTTATCCATACCCATTTCTGTAACTAAATAGTTAATCTCTTTAGACTTAGTAGCTAAAGTATCACCCTTTACAGACGTAGGAGATTTAAGACCTAGTGCTATATCTAAGTCACTTGTTTCTGCCTCTATTCTAGTTTGTAGTTTCTTACGTTTAACAGCCATATTAACCTGAGTATTCTCAGATACTCTCTGTATTATAGCTATCTCTGCGTCAGTTTTGCCCTCTATAGCTTCAGCTTCATCAGTTCTAGTAGTTTTAAACCACCCTGTAGCCGCTGATAACTTAGTAAGGTCTACCATGTCACTATTGTTCATCAGTAGGTTGCTACTAAGAGCTGTCTCCGCTATGTCTTCATCTGTAATAGACTCAGCTATTTCAGAAGCTGATAGACTATCATCTTGCTGTAAAGTTTTATCTATAATATACTGCTTAACTACATTGATATCTTTAGGATTAGTAGTATCTACTAGTCTTAACCCACTAGCATCTTCCATACCAAACATATTAAGTAGTTGAGGTGTCATAGAGTTCTTAAGTTCATCTAATTGTATCTGTTGGTCTTCAACATCTATTTGAGCCATGAAACTATTACCTTTAGAAGCCCATAATCTACGGTCTACTTGGTTACGTTCCTTTTTAAGAGAGCCTATTTGGTTCTCCATGTCATTAATTCTAGCGTCTTTAGACTCTAGTATACTTGTTGTAGCTGCCATCTGAGCAGATTTATCTTCAGCCTCTTGAGAAGCTATCTGCATACGTTGTGCTTTACCCATCATATCGGTTACTGCACCCATACCACTAAGAAAATTTTGTCCAAAAGCTTGGGCACCTTGCCCACCATACATACTAGCCATCTACTGACCTCCTTCTCTTCCAGGTTTAGGTAAACCTAATGTTGGGCTCTCAGGAGCCTGCTGCATTGTTCCGCCAGTACTTCCACCAGCTCCATTGTTTCCACCCATAGTTCCACCTAATATAGCTTGTAGGTCTGCACCAACACTAGCTAGTCTAGGGTCTATTTGTCCTTTTTCTAACATAGAAGCAGTTTCCATAAGTATCTTAGCTACTTCTAAAGAGTGCTTAGTACCCATTTCACTAACCTGCATAGCTACTGTTTTCATCATACCTGCAGGGTTCATCTGTAACATAGCCTGACCTATCGGACCATTAATTACAGTCTCTAGTAGTAGCTGATTCTTCTCAGCCGCATTGTTAGCGTTAGATACCTCTACTTTAATATCTACTTCACTAAACTCTATAGAACTATCAGGTTCTCCTAGAGGTGTAACTATAATGTTACCCTCTTCATCCTCTAAAGGTTCTCCTGTCTCAGGGTCTAGCTCTTCCTCTAGTATAGGTCTAGTAACAGGTTGTCCCGTATTAGGGTTAACTTCTCCTGTAGGCATCTGAATAGGCTGATTAATAGAGATATAATGCTCTGCATTTAAAGGGTCAGCTATTCTAAATATCTGTTCTCCTCTATAATACTGTTGCATTAGGTTAACTAAATCTTGTCCTATCATCTTATACATAAATCTCATTCTGTCTACTATGAAAGTCAACTGAGAACCACTTGAAGCAGTATTCATAGCTACTTTACGACCGCTATCACTAGCAAATGTCTGACCTAGGAATGAGTCATTGATACCTAATACAGCTTTAATTCTCTGTAGAGCCGCATCTATAATAGTATACTGTTGTATAACATCACGACTCATATCTTCTACCCTAATACCCTGTAAGTCAGTAACAGGTATAATAGCATTAATACGATTGAATAGCTCTTTGAACTCGTCGATATCTTCTACTGCATTATCTTCTACAAATGCTTTAGATGTATTAACTAATAACTGTATCTGTAATAGAGCTTGATTAATAGCTTTCTGAGTTTCTGTAATATCTCTGAACGGACCATAGTATTCAGCTATATCTGAAGAACTTAGTTTAATAACACGAATAGGGAAACGAACTTTCTTAAACGTAATCTCTTTACGCTCTAGTTCAACCTCATCACACCATGTAACACTATACACTTTACCATCAAACTCTGTAATAGTTCTAACTATTAGGTAGTTATCGTATTGTCTATAGCGTCCTTCGTCTCTACCAGCTTTATATTCACGTTCATAGTCAGCTTCAGTATCCCCATCTAGAAAGTTGTAGTACTCAGTAAGTCTATCCATAGTAGCTTGACCATACAATCTAAGTACTTCTTCCTCAGGAACCCATTTAAAGTGGTGTATGAACCTAGCATCACTATAGTCGTCTAAAGTAGAATGGGGGTCTAGTCTTACTTGCCAACTAGGGATATGTTGTAGGTTAATTTCATATAGCTTTCTACCATATCTATCGTAGTTACCTGTATGAACTACCTCTTCTTCACATACCATTAACCCTGTTAGTAAGCCATCTAACTTAAGCTTTTTGTTCATGGCATCAAAGTCATTTTGGTCTAATGTGAACTTAACTAAATCATTAAGTAGTAAAGCTGTTACAGATGACCCATTATACCTAGGAGATATATTAATAGTAGTAATCTGTGACTCTAGGTAACCTATAATAGCATTACTAAACATCTTAATAATATTATATGTCTCAGCAGGTTGACCATTCTCAGCTAACTTAGCTAGTTGAGCAGCTGTATACTGTCTATTGTTATATAGGTCTATAGTCTCACGACCCTCTGCAATAGTAGGTCTATACTCTTGTTCACTAATCTTGTAGTAGTCTCTACACTGCATAAGCAGTGGAGCTAATACTTTACCATCTTTAGTTTGCCCTGCGGCTGTAGGAGTAGCCATTAACTGCCTCCCATTTGTGACATACCATAAGCACCTATACCAGCACCTGCTATTGAACCTAGTAGTCCTGTGTAGCCTGCCGCTGACTGACTATACATTGCAGCTTGCTGATTGTACTGATTAGTTATAGCACTACCAGTTTGGAACTGTGCGTTCATTTGAGCACCATAAGATTGGTTCATACCAGCTATAGCATTAGTTCTAGACTGCTGATTAGAGCCTAACCATTGTTGCTGTTGTTGTCTAACTTGCTCAGGTGCCTGTACATCTATCTCAGCACTACCTGTAGCTTTAGCAAATGAAGCTTCTTTCATAGCCTGTGATTTCATACCACTAGTCTGTAAACCTTGTGCCGCCATTGTCTCATTGAACTGACCTAGTTGTTTATCTATGTTCTCAGTTAGAGTCTGCTTATTCTGTGTAGCATACTTAATAGGGTCTAGTTCATTATAATAATCATTTAAGTTCTGTTCTAGTGGACCGAACATTTCTTCCCAATCATCTAGTAAACCTTGATTAAAGTCCATCATCTCAGCACCTAATTCATCCATACGCTGTTGAGTAATCTTAGACTGCTTAAGAGCTGCATCAGAAGCATCAGACGCAGCTTTCTGTTCAGCACTCTCTATACCTACTAGTCCTCCAACAGAACCTACTATTCCACCACCACCCATATTAACTCCTATTCAATTTATACACATTAGCTATATGCGTATGTCGTTTCTCTAAAACAGCTATATGTTTACTGTTTACCTCTGTTATACCTAATATGTCTCCATCAGGATACTCTTTAAACAAGGTAGCATAGAACTCTGAGAGTACTCTACTGTTACGATATTTAGGTAGTATATATACTTTATTACCATCTATCCTAGTTAGATTAGGTGTCATAGGTTCTGATACATCTAGAACTAACATAAACCCTTTAGCTTCACTATCCATAAAGAAAGTGGCTTTAGAGTCAACCATTACAGTCTCAATATAGTCACTATAGACTCTTAAGTCTTCTGTATAGTAGTCAGGGAAGACCTCTTTATACATACAGTATAAGAGGACTGTTAAGGTTTTAATGTCTTTATCGTTAGTTCTTCTTATCATCTTGTATCATACCCTATAATCGCTTAAACTTTTATTAAAGGATGTTATAATCTCATTAAGTTTATTAATAATCTGAGTGTTATCTGCATTAGGTCCGAGAAGTCCAATAGGCTCCCGTACCTCTCCCTCATCATCTACATCACCTCTAGAGGTGTTGGAACTCTCTACATTAATTAAAGACTCTAAGCGTTTAATTAATGTATACTCTTCCTCTGTTAGAAATTCTTTAATAGCCATTACGGTAACTCCCTATTACTCCAACTATATTGGATAGATTTAACTATACCTACACCCTCTACCTTAAACTGAATAGAGTAAGATTTATTGTTATCGTTAGGTATACCTATAATAGCCACACTATCAGCATCAGCTAATAACTCCAACTCACTAGTTATTACTTTAGGAGAGTCAATTACAGTTTCTATTACATTGGTTAAGTTAGCAAATATAATAGTTACATTAAACTTACCTACAAAGTTTATCCTTACTTTATCATACTCTTTAAGAGTAGCATATGACCCATCTATTAACTGCGGACTAACATAACTTAGTTTTTTGTACGTAGCACCTAATGAACCACCTAGTTTAGCTAAAATTTGTTCTCCATAACAGAATACTGTATTACACTTAAAGGTTTGTTCACATAATATAGGTTCTTTAGTACCATCTAGTATTAAATATAGTTCTCCTTTGTATATACCTAATGAAGTAACATTATTATAAGCTTGGTATAGATAACTATATTGGTTACCTCTTCTAAAGTCTAAAGCTATAAGTCCTTCCGTAAAACCATCATCCTCTAGAGAAGCACCTCTAACGCTTCCTGGGTATAAATCATTACTAGGTACTAGTATAGTACTTGGAACTCTAACGGGTTTAAATGATAGATAATACACGTCATTAGCTACAGCCGCACTGCTTATATTCATTGATGTTATAGAGTCAATTTTACGATAGGTAAGATTCTGTACAGAATAACCATCAGAAGCCATTATACCGTCTACACCTAACCATAGTACTCTTTCATTATAATAAGCTATAGACTTATTAGTTATACAACCTAAGTAATCAGATACAACCTTAGTTCTAAATGATGTAGGTGAAGCTCCGAACAGTAAATACACATAACCTCTACCTAATACCAACAATCCAGCAGGTACTTTAGCTAAAGCTATAACCTCATTAGGTAGATTAAAGAAATCGTCTGTATACCAAGCATCGGGGTTACCTAAACCTGAGAAGTATACTTTATTTTCCACACTACCGAATAGTCTACCATTCAACTCTACAAAGTTTTTAACTCCAGCTGGAGGAGTACCTGACCTTAGAGTGTGTAGTAATCTACCATCTATTAGTGAATCATCTATATCATCAGTATAAGGTAGGTCAGCAGCCTCAATAGTATCTACTAGAGTAAACCTAGTTAAGTAACCACCTATTCTATATATTCTATATCTATCAGCACTAGCTGGTAAAGCCTCTAAACCACTAAGAGATACATTCTGTTCATTAGGACTAATATAATGAGGTAGTTTGGCAGGTGCACTCTCTACACCTGTAGTAGTAGAATAAAATGTGTATGTATACTTATAGTCTCCCTTATGGACACCACTATCTACAGCACCGCTTAATGTTTGAACTATAGCAGTAGAAGGAGTAGGGATACCTAAGGGTAATTCAGTACCATCAGGTAGTATTTTACCTGTGGCTACCCCATTAGACCAATACATTTTATCATCTATTAGAGCATTACTACGCCAATCATTATAATAGTATAAATTATTTCTGTATTCTACAAAGAACTTACCTTGTGCACTAGCATTGTTATCTAGATTAGTTATAGACTTCAGAGAACCGTAACGTATATCTACGTTAGTTAACTCTAATGCCTCATTCATAGGTAGTAAGTGAGGAGCTGTTACAGTGTTCATACCACCTGTAAAGTCTAGTAACTCTGTATTAGTTATATTGCCCATATTAAGCCTTTATAATGAACATCACTGCAACATTTTTAGGTCTAGTCTCACTACCACCTGTTTCACTAGTAGGACTAATAGTAGCCTTAACACCATCAATAGCAGAGTGTAAATTATAGTTAGAGTTACTACCTGTACCATGCTTACGTATAAACGGAACAGTACTAGATACAGCCACTACTCCGGTATCTTGCTGGTCAGCTACAGTTTGATGTAAATGCTCTTTTAATTCGTCACTCTGAGAACTACCTAATACTCTATTATTATCCGTACCTCTGCCATGGTCCCAACCTCTAGGGAAATAACCACGCATATCAGGTATATTAAATGTACTACTACCATCCCCATTACCGTAACGAGTACCAATAATAGTAAATAAAGCACTATATGTAACTCTATTTAAAGCTACACCATTACATTCAAACCACCCACTAGGTGAAGTAGCCCCTCCGAACATAGTTATCTCTCCTACAACTGTAGGGTCTTCAGGTATTTGCTGCTCTAATTCATTAATTGCATCAGTAGCTACATCTATCCCTTGCTCTATTTTATTTAAGTTTAGTGCATTGATAGCTGGAACACTATCGTCTACCCAAGTCGTAGGTACATAATCTGGTATTGCCATTATAATTTCCTTCCAATTACTAGTCTTCCAACGTGTTCGCTGTCAGATTCTTCTGTATGATATCCAAACTGATATCCACCTATAACATAGTAGAATAAATACTTAGGTCTATTCTCTTCCCATTGCATATACTTAAAGTTATAAGCAGTGTTACGAACATTCCACAAGTAAGCCATTAAACCACACCAATTAGATTCTATAGTATCACCTAAAGTAAAAGCATTA